TTCCCATATTTATGCACCTAAAGTTGGCCCGATGATGAGTCGTAAAGGTGATATTAAATGTAAATGTAAGAAGAATAAAAAGAAAAAGAACTTTTCACAACATTATTTTGATAGTGAAAATATGGGATCAGTTAATTAAATTTTAGGAGAAAATAATGGGAATTTCATTAGATAAAATATTTCTTTTCAACCCTTTCTCTAAGTTTTTTCGACATTCAAGACAAGAGGAAGAAAAGAAAGATGAACAAGAGTCTGAGAATAGTCAGGGTGTATCTCAGGAACAAATTGATTTACATAATTTTATTAACTATGACTATTTGTCAAATCCCGGCAATGCTATTACTTTTGTGGGTATTCAATTTGAACAATATTTTGGAAGTAAAAGAGGTAGAATTCAGAAATATCGTCAAATGGCAAGATACCCAATAGTTAATGATGCGTTGAATCAGATTTGCGATGATGCTATAGTTGACAATCCAGAAGGTGATGTAATCAGTCTTGAAATCACTGATGAAATACCGGAACACATTGAAGATGAAATCAGAAAGATTTGGAAGTATCTTATTATAAATGTTTTTAAAATTAATGAAAGAGGATGGGATTTATTTCGTAAATGGCTTATTGAATGTGAAATTTATCTTGAATTAATTTTGAATGATACTGGTGATGATATTATTGGTATTAAGATTTTACCAGCACATACGATGATGCCAGTTTATAAAGAAAACAAAATAGATGCTTACATGCAAGTTAATACCGGAAGTTCAGAAACGCTTGCTGCAAACAACGCAACTCAAGGTAATGTTGCTTATGCGAATCCACAGGTAAATTCAGAAGAAACAAAAAGTATTATTTTTGATAAAGATCAAATAGCATATGCGAATTATGGTGACTATGGTGAGAACTTCCTTGATGTTAGAGGTTTCTTGGAGTCGGCGATCAGACCTTTTAATCAACTTAATAATATGGAAGATGCGACAGTGGTTTCTAAGCTAGTTAGAGCACCACAAAGAAGAGTTTGGAATATTTACACTGGTCGTATGCCTAAAGGTAAAGCAGATGAATTTGTAAAGCAATTGTCAAACAGATATAAGAAGAAGTTGATTTATGATGCGGAAACTGGTGCGATGAATTCGGCACAGAATATTCAGTCTCTTACAGAAGACTATTGGTTTACAAGAGACATTAATGGTAATGGAACTTCAGTTGATACTATTGGTGGAGATAATTCATTTGATGACATGTCACAGGTCAAATATTTCCAAGAGAACCTTTATAAATCACTCATGCTTCCACGTTCTCGTTGGGAAGACCCATCAACATCAATGTATGCATCTGGTAAGTCTGGTGAGATTCAGAGAGAAGAAATTAAGTTTTCTAGATTTGTTGAAAGACTTCAGAGAAGATTTAAGTATATTATTCTTGACCCTTTTATCACATTGCTTAGACTTCGTGGAATTGATGAAAGATATGTTGATCAAGACATCTTCAATGTTCAATTTACTAAGTCCAATTTATTTAAGGAATATAAAGAACTTGAATTGATGGAGTCTCGTTTGTCAATTCTTGGAGCAGCTGGGGAATTTATTTATAATACTACTGAAAATCCAAATGGTTATTTCGCACCTGAATTTGCTCTTAAGAGAATGTTCTTAATGTCAGATGAAGAATGGATTTGGAATAAGGAACTCATGGATAAAATAAAACCTACTGATGAAGAATTAGCTGCTCAACAAGCTGCTGGTGGTGGAACTGGTGGATTTGGTGGAGATACAGGTGGTGGATTCGGTGGAGATACTGGTGGTGGATTTGGTACAGCAGCAGGTGGAGTCGAAGGTGGCGAAGCAGGTGTCGGTGATGAGACACCAGGAGAAGTACCAGTTGCCGGTGCTGAAGCTGAAGATACAACACCAGCGACTCCAGAATCTTTTAACATTGAGATAGGTGATGGAGATTCAAATATTTTGAAGGAATGGTTTATTCTTGATGAGTCAATTAAAGACCGTTATAAGGATAAAAAAATAAGAAATCAATTTAAGTCCAAAAATAATCGTATTTAATTATAAATACTAACATTAGAACTTTTTAGTTAAGGTTAAGGAGGAATTTATGAAATCAATAATCAAACGTGTTTTAGGTAGTGAATGGTCAAGCTTGCAGTCTGATATAGAAAAAATGGCAGCCGATAAGGTTAAGTCAAAAGTTGACGAGAAGAAATATGAAGTACTTGCAAGAATGAACGGAATATCTTCTGAGAAACAGAAAAACACAATGGCAATTAGTCAGTAAATATAAGTGGGACAGCGGGTTCGAAACCGTTTCCCTGAAACCCTTTGAGTAGGGGATTACCACTTTATAAAAAACCTAAAGGGAGGTTGTTATGGAATATGATCTTTTACAATTTTATGTGTATGTTTATCTCGACCCAAGAAAACCAGGAAAATATAAGTATGGTGAATATGAATTTGATTATGAACCATTTTATGTTGGAAAAGGAAAAGGTTTTAGATTTAAAAGACATTTAACAGAATATCAATTGATTCATGATAAAAATAATCTAAAAGTTAATAAAATAAGAAAAATTATAAAAGATATTGGATAAAAAGAATTTTAATTAAGGAGATATGATATTATGAAACTGTTATGCGAATTTATTGATAAAGGGAATTTAGAAATTATTAATGAAATTTCTAAAGAAACTGGTAATAAAATTTGTCGTTTAAAAGGCCCTTTTCTTGAAGCAGTCACTAAAAATAAAAATGGAAGAATTTATTCTCAAGAAATTATTGAAAGAGAAGTTAAAAAATATAATGAAGAAAAAATTTTAAAAGGAAGGTCTCTTGGTGAGTTAGATCATCCCGAAAATCCACAAATTAACTTAGAAAGAGTTTCCCATGTTATAGAGTCTTTAGTTATGGACAGTAATAAAGGAATGGGAATAGCTAGAATAATTGATACTCCAATGGGAAGAATAGCCAGAACTCTTGTTGAAGAAAAAATTTTATTAGGAATGTCAACTCGTGGAGTTGGAACTCTTGATGGCGAAAATGTAAAAGAAGATTACGTCATGCTGGCTTGCGACATAGTTTGTGATCCGTCTGCACCGTCAGCTTTTGTAGAAGGAGTTCTTGAAAATAAGGAATATATTATGGATGGTAATAAGATTGTAGAGGTTGCTATAAGAAATCTTCAAAAAAAGGTTGACAAAAAGTATGACCCTAAGTCATTATCAAATCACGTTTTAGGTTACATGATGGAATTTATTAACGAAATTCAGCAAAAAATATAATGAAAATTATGCTGTTTTAAGTCGATGTTTTATAAATAATTACAAGCAAATCACAGGAGGAGCTAAATATGTCTAAAAAGATTACTGAAAAAATTAGAGAAATGTTGACTGCTGAAGACCTTAAGGTTTTCGAGGCTGCAATCGAAAAAATGATTGCAACAAGAGTCAAATTGAAAGAAGAAGAAATCAAGTCCAAGTACGATGAACTTGCAGAGGAATATGTTTCCAAGAAAGTAAAAGAAGAACTTGAAACCTCAAAGGCTGCACTTATTGAAGAGTATGATGCAAAGCTTAAGAATATCGAGTCTAAGGTTGTTACTAAGCTTGGTTCTTTTCTTGACCATGTAATCGTTGAACAGATTTCAGAAGAGTCAATTGAGAAACTTGCTATTAACGAAATTGCAATGCCAGTTGTAGAACAGATTAAGAAAGTGTTTGGAAAGAATTACATCGATCTTGATACTGATGGTTCAGCATTGCTTAAACAAGAACAGAAAAAGGTTGCAAGTCTTGAGAAGGAATTGTCTGAATCACATTCTAAGATTATGGAAGCTGAAGAAAGACTTGAGAAAGCAGCATCATTCTTACTTATCTCTGAAAAGACTGAAGGTCTTACAAAGACTCAAAAGTCGAGAGTTTCAAAGATGTTTAAGAATAAAAAGTTCGAGGATGTCAAAGAAGGTATTGATACATTTGTAGAGATGATAAAGGAATCCGTTCCTGTCAAGAAGTCTGTAGGTAAAGGCAATATTGATGAAATCATCACTGAAGAAGAACACATTGAAGATGCGAAAGTAGTTGTAGCAGAAGAAAGAGAAGAATTTACGTTTGCTGAGAGAGCAAACAGATATATGACAGAATAAATGGTAGTTGGAGAGAACTTCATATAGGAGGAAAAAATATGAGTCTTGCATTAATTAAGAAATGGGAACAGGCCGATGGTAAAATGTCCATTAAGGACATTAAGGAAAGACACGTTAAGGAAAACCTTGCTACACTTTTGGAAAACCAAGAGAGAAAGGACTTTAACGGTCAAGAAGTTCTTGGGGAATCTTCTCAGGGTGCTATCAATTATGGTGGTCTTGGTGGATTTTCTGATGGCGCAGCTGCTAGTGACTCTTGGATTTTCCGTCCAATTGCTCTTGCACTTGTGAGAAGAACTTTTCCTGATCTTTTCGCTAATAAGGTCGTAGGTGTTCAGGCTATGTCAACTCCAGTTGGATTGGCTTATGCATTGAGAGTTATTTACAATGATGGTAATGGTAACGAAGTAGCATGGGATAGAGTCCCTGAGTATGCTGGATATTCTGGTTCACAGGCTGGTGTTTCTGGTTCACTTGCTGGAGCTGGTGCTAATACATCTGCTAACAATGGTATTTATGACACTTCGGGAATTGGTGTTGCAACTTCTGCTGGCGAAGCTTGGACGATGGATGATACTTGTCTTGCAGCAGAATCCGCAGTCGATGGTTGTGGAGATTGGCCACAGCTTAAGATGAGAATTGATCAACTTGCTATTACTGCAAAGACCAGAAAGCTTGCTGCTAGCTTCTCCCTTGAAGCAGCTCAAGACGTTAAGGCAATGCATGGTATTGACATTGAGAGAGAAATGGTTCAGTTCCTTCAATACGAAGTTACAGCTGAACTTGACAGAGAAATTATTTACAGATTGAAGACTGCTGCTGTCAACACTGCTAATGGTGGTGAAGTCATCGGTGCGATCAATCTTACTGGTTCTGGTACAGGTATTGATGGAAGATGGTCTGGTGAAAAATACATGAACATCATTTCTTCAATCGTTTATCAAGCTAACAAGATTGCTGTTTCCACAAGACGTGGACCTGGTAACTTTGTTATTGTTTCTCCTGCTATTGCAACAGCATTGCAGGCCGCTGGTCATCAGTTTGTAGCATATAATCAGAATGTTAATGCGACTTCTGTTATGGCTTCTATGGGTAAACTTAATGGAACACTTGACGTTTATCGTGATCAGTATGCGAGAACTGAGTATGCTCTTGTCGGTTATAAGGGTCCTGGTATTTCTGACTGTGGTGTTATCTTCAGTCCTTATATCATGGGTCTTACAAACAGAGCTATTCATCCAAACGATTTCAGTCCAAGAGTAGGTGTTATGAGCAGATATGCTATCACCGATACATTGCTTGGTAGTGGAAGATATTACAGATTGATTCCTTACTACAATGTACAGACACTTATTCCTGGTGCGACTACATCTAACCTTCCTTCTGGTTTCTAATCAGATAGGTTAAGTAGTTAATCTAAAAATAAAGGTTGAGGGAGTAAAATCCTTCAACCTTTTTTTTGTCTAAAATTCTTTATTATATAAATACATAAGAGATGAAGTTTTTTTAATCATTTGAATGGAGGTTTATGATGAAAGTTTTAAATGTTGCAGGATTCAACTTAAAGTTCGAACGGAATGATAGAATAATTAATATTCCCGCTGATAATCAACTTCATGCAATTCCTGATGATTACTTTTTTGCGGGTGAATCATTTGATGGAATGTTGAGAATAGTTGTTCCACCAATTACAGTCAAACCAATTATTAAGCAGATGGAAAAAGAGAATAAATCTATTGATATCAATGACCCAACAATTAAAGAAATTGTTATTGAAAAAATTGAAGAAAAGAAAAATAAACCTTTAAAGGGTAAAAGAATAAAATCATCTGTTAGAGCAGAAATTAGAAAGACAAGATTAAATGCTAAAAAAGAAATTATACAAAAGGAATAATGTATGGCAAAAATAACTAATCTCACAGAAATGAAGAATTATGTACTTGTTCAACTTGGATTCCCGGTTATAAATATTGAAATTTCAAATGAGCAATTAGAACAAGCTATAGAAGATACTGTGCAAGACTTCAATCGTTACAATTACGATGAAGGTTCTTACAGAGATTATTTCATTTTTCAAACTTCAGCTGGACAAAAAGACTATCCTATTTCAGCGGTGAGAGATTACACCACAAGTGCAGTTCTTGACAATGTTGAATTTATTTGGGACTTTTCTGTTTCATTTGGAGCGGATGGAATTAATACATTGTTCAGTCCTGCTCATGTTTTGTTATATAATCAGTATGTTGAACAAGGAAATTATCCTGGTGGTCCAGGAGGTGGCGGTGGTGGTCTTGTTCTTACAAACTATCAAACGTCAATGATGTATTTGGATATGATTAATGAAATGTTTGGTAAGATGTACTCTGTAGATTATCATCCTGGTAGGGAAGTTCTTACAATTACACCAACTCCATCAGAAGCTCTTATAGGTGTGTTAATTCTTTGGAGAAGGGAGTATGCTTATAACCTTTATAACAATCCTCTTGTTAAAAAACTCGCGGTCGCCAGAGCTGGTATTAGATGGTGCAGAAATCTTTTAAAGTATAGTGGAGCACTGCCAGATGGACTAAATATAAACGTAGACGGTTATTTATCAGATTATAAAGCAGATGAAGAAAAGTGGCTTGACAGAATGTGGGAAGAATCAAATCCACCAGATTTTATAGTAGCTTAAGGAGAAATAAATGCCTTTATAGAATATTTAAAAGAAAGTTTGATACTGGAATCTGAATATCAAGGTAAGAAAGTTACTTTGAATGATCCATTTAGAACACCAGATGGTCCAAAGAAATTTTCTGTTTATGTAAAGAATGATAAAGGAAATGTTGTAAAAGTTAATTTTGGTGATCCAAAAATGGAAATCAAAAGAGATGATCCTAAGAGAAGAAAATCTTTTAGAGCAAGACATAATTGTAGCGATGTTAAAGATAAAACTAAAGCAAGTTATTGGAGTTGTAAAATGTGGTCCGGAAAAAACGTTTCAGAATTAGACTAAAGGAGAATCAATATGTCATTTAAAGATTATTTAAGAGAAATGGAAGAAGAAGGAAAGAATGGTTATATAGCTTTTTACAAAGGTAAACAAATAGAGGTTTATGCCAATTCTTCATATGAGGCTCAAAAGAAGGCTGCTGAGAAATTTAAGGCTAAAAAAAGTTATGATGTTACAGTTAAATTAGCTGAAAAAGATGGCAAACAAGTAACACATAAACCATTAGACTAAGGAAAACCAATATGTCTTTTAAAGATTTTCTTAAAGAACAAGAAGAAGAAAGTAAAGAAACTGGCATCATTGTAGATATTGAAAAAGATACAGTTGAAAATGATAATTTCAGAAAAGTCATTTTCACAGCTGATAATATGCAATTGGTTTTGATGTCACTGAAACCGGATGAAGATATCGGAGAAGAAGTTCACGAAACAATTGACCAGTTTTTTAGAATTGATAAAGGTTCTGGTAAATTAATTATGAATGGAAAAGAATCAGAGATTTCCGATGGTTTTGCTTTTATAGTTCCCAAAGGAACAAAACATAATGTTGTCGCTGGTAAAGAAGGTTTGAAAATTTATTCAATCTATTCACCACCAAACCATCCAGAAGGAACTATACATAAGACTAAAGAAGAGTCTAAATCGGAAGAATCCGAAAATGAAGTAACAGGAGAATAATAATGGGAATTTTAGATGAAATTACAAGAATGATGGATGGTGGAGAAACTGAACTTGACGACGTTCGAGACCAAGTTGAGATTACAGTTGTAAACATTATTAATTCAATGAAAGAAAAAAATAAGTCTGTTTTCGATAAAGATATGTTTGAAGATTTAGATAGAAATCATGGTGCTCTTTTTGCCAAGGTTATTGGCAGTCAGACTTGGTGGGATTTAATCAAAACTGAAATGAAGAATAGAAATATCAAAGTAATAGTATAGAGATAATATATGATAAATTATTACTACCCTCGTACCATTAAGAATGTAACAGTTGCTTTGATGGACATGTTTAATGACCTCACTGTATATAAGTATACTTCAGCAGGGACTTCAGCAACTGAATATTCTGTTCCAATTTCGTTCGGTCCAGTAGAAAAGGAAAATCTTCAAAGAATAGAAGATCATGAATATATTGCTTCTGCAACCGATGCTAATGGATATAAACAAGTTGAACCATATGGACAAAGATATTGGATATCAACTCCAAGACTTGCTTTGGTAATGAATGGAATAGCTTATAATGCTGAAAGAGCATATGGTGTTAATGAATGGAGAGAGTGGTTTTCTGAATCTTTAGTAGATGGTGCTAATATAGATCAGATATTAAGGGATTATCAACCGGCCCCATATGATATTAATTATACTCTTTATTTAATGGCAGACTCAATGGATTACTTTGCACAGATTATGGAGAATATTCTTCCATATTTTAATCCAGCATTATTTCTTAGAGTCAAGGAATTCTCATTCCTTAATCTTGAAAGAGACTTAAGAGTAACAATGCCAGGTGTTGTCCCTGAATTTATTTCACCAGAAATGAATGATGATGATAGAAGACTTATTAATGCGACGATGGATTTAACAGTCGAAGCATGGATGTACAGACCATTTGAATATAGTAAAATTATTAAGGTTATTAAGAGTCAATATTTTGTTGTGGATGCATCTAACACATCAGCTTCATCAGCATTAGACTCAGGAACAATAACTTCAGCATATGGTGGATTGATTGTTTCAGCTGATACATACACGACTTCGGGAGTGTTATATACTTCAGCTGGTGATTTACCAACAAGCGCAATACCAACAACATTTAGTTTCAGTGGTGATTATTTGGACGATAGAAAAGACTTTGCTTATTTTACAAGTGCTGAAACAATAACGTAAGGAGTTTATATGGAAGGATTTGAAGGATTGACTAGTGCGTTTAATTTAGATGAAAATTTTGAAAAAGAAATTTCTGAATTTAAAGATGAAATATCTGTAATAGAAATAAAGAAAACTGATATTGTTAATCGTGTAAATTCTCAATTAGTTTTTCAAGATCAAGAATTTATTCAAACAGAATTACGGTCATTGATAATGTCAGCTAGGACTATAATGTATAAGGTCGAGCAAGACATTAAGATTGGAGCAGATTCCAGAAAGATTGAAGTCTATGCTAAATTAGTTGAGGCAATTGGTAAACAATATACTTCATTGATGGAATTGAACAAGCAAATATTTGATGCACAATTTCAAAAAGGTGAAGTTGACATAAATAATATTGGTGATAATAAAATATCATTAAGTTCAGAACAACTTTTAGATATGATAAAATCAGCAAGTAAAAATAGTCAAATGAATGAAATAGATGCGAAATTTGAAATAAAAGATGAACATATTAATAAGTCGAAGAAGATTTTGAAAAGATTTTAGGAATAGAATAACGTTAATTTAAAAGGTTTAGTTTTTTATGGCGCATGGAAATATTTTAAGAAAATCAGGAGAAGTTGTAGAATATTCTCATGATATGATTAATGAAATAATTAAATGTAATGAAGACATTATTTATTTTGCAGAAAAATATTATACGATTGTTACTATTGATAAAGGTAAACAAAATATAACTTTATGGGATTGGCAAAAGAAAGTTTTAAAATCTTTCGTTGAAACACCAAATGGTAAACAAAACTTGATTCTCCGCATCGCTCGCCAATCAGGTAAATGTGTTTATAGAAATCAAAAAATTAAAATTAGAAATAAAAAAACTGGTGAAATTGAAGAAATTTTAATTGAAGATTTTTATAAAAAAAATAAAAAATAAATATTTTATTTTTTTAGACAGTTTGGGATGTTGGTTTATATAAATACCTTTAGAAAGATAAATTTTTATTCTAAAGGAGACTTGAATATGTTTAATTGTAATTTTTGTGGGAAAAGTTTTAAGCAAGTAACTGGATTGAAGAATCATTTGAATAGAGTTCATCCAGATAAGGTTAAATACGATTATGTTTGTCAAATATGTGGAGATGGGTTTAACGGAATTCAACACATTTTATCACATATAACCAAAAAACATAAAGATATTTCAGTTATAGATTATTTTAATAAATTTATATATGGAAGTTTAAAGTGTAAGTTTTGTGGAGATGTTTTATCATACGAAAAAAGGTTTTCTGGTAATTTTTGTAATCAACAACATTATGAGACTTATAAAAGAAATTTAAAGGGGGTTGTTAATTATTCTTGTAAGATATGTAATAATGGTTATGAAAAATTGGGTGGTTTACAATTACATTTAGTCCAATTACACAATTTTGATAAAATACAATTAGAGGAATATTATAAGACAAATATATGGAAAGACGGTGATCCTGATGGAAATTGTTTGTGGTGTGGTAGTCAATTAAAATGGGTATCTTTTACTGAGGGCTATAATAAGTTTTGTTATAATAAAGAGTGTAATGTAAAATGGTATAATCAAAATACTGATAGAAAAAAAATTGCAGCTAAATCTTTGAGTGAAACTTATTTGGAAGATAAAAGTCTTCTTTTAATGAATAAAGAATATTGGATTAAAAAAGGTTTTACTGAAGAAGAAGCAAAAATTAAAGTTAAGGAAAGACAATCAACTTTTTCTAAAGAAAAATGTATTGAGAAATTTGGTGAAATTGAAGGAATGAAAAGATGGCAAGAAAGACAAAATAAATGGCAAAAAAAATTAAATAATAAACCAATAGAAGAAATCGAAAGAATAAATAGGTCAAAAATGGGAATTAAATCTTTTTCTAAAATTTCCCAGTCATTATTTTGGTGGTTAAATGAACTTTTAAAAAATAAATATAAATTAATATATTTTGCTGAAAATAAAAATAATGAAAAAAATATTTTTAAAAACAGTGAATACATGATACATACAATAAACAATACTAATAGATTTTTAGATTTTTATATTCCTGAAATTAATAAATGCATCGAATTTGATGGTGATTATTGGCATGATATTAATACTGTTGGTAATGTTGAAAGAGATAGAATAAGAGAGGAAGAAGTTATAGAAACTTTAAATTGTAAAATTTTTCATGTTAAAGAAAGAGATTACAGAGAGAATTCAATTAAAGTCATTAATGAATGTATGGAGTTTTTAAATGAGACAAATTGATCCGACTGATGAAAAGTTTATAGAGTCTTATGAGATAGATGAATGGGAAGTTGAGACTGAAGATGGTTGGAAGGACATAACACATTTACACAAGACTATAAAATATGATGTTTGGGAGTTAAAGACATTTTCACATTGCTTGAAATGTGCCGATGAT